AACCATAGCCGTAGGCTGTGTCCATAATGGCAGGGGCGTATTGCGCTTGTACGGATTCAGTTTTTTTATTTATACCCAAAGCAGACAATAGACCCATAGATATACTTTATACCATAAAACGGACTAATGGTGCAAGTTAGACAAAGATTTGCGCTGTTTTTTGTGGTTTTGTTAATTCTGATACGACCATAGCCAAAGATATTGCAGCTGTAACATCACCAGCCGACTTACGCCTGATAATGCGCCAGCCAGCATCATTTGTTTTAGCAGCGCAGTTATTTAGGTGCTGTACTAGGTCTGCTTGTCCAGAATGAACTATGCGGTTATTGGCTAAACCATCTGCTAGGTCTGAACATGCCTGGTAAAACGCTTGGCCGCTAACATCTTGCATACGCCATCCGCTTTGTTCTAATTTTGTGGCTATTGTTTGTGTGGCATATTTGTCAAAACAGATTATATGTGGGTGATACTTTCTTGCCCACTCATTTATGTCACTTGCCATCTTAACTTCATCTATTGCTATATCGCTATGCCAAAGCTGTGCAAGTCCTACAGCTACTTTCCCATCTTTTATCTGACCCATAACCAAAGCGCCAGAACGTCTAGTAGGTGCAATATCAAAGGCCATTATAGTCTGAGGGCCGACAGGGATTTCTAACGTGCTATCACTACATGCTTCGATAGATCCATATACCCATGGGCTTTGTGTGCTATCTACCCACTGGCATAACATTTCAGTACGTGTAGCTTCTATGCTGTTTGTATTTACAGCTTCTTCTAAAGTTTCTTCTGTTACTAAATACCCTAATGCTGGATTAGCCATAGCCCAGGCTTTACGATCATTAATTTTACAATGCTGTGGTGCTGACCATTCATAATAACCTAAAGTCGCTGGTGGGTAGGATAATGAGCGCTCTCTTAAATCGTTTAATACTGTACTAAATCCATCACCTGCGTTACTTGTCATTAACGTCATTGAGTTAGGCCTTGCACGTGTTACTGGTAATGCAGCTGTAAAGGCTTCTTCTGACCATTCACGTAACTCATCTAAATATAAGAAATCTGCGGTCTTACCACGTGGCGCATCTCTAGTAGCTGCGGCTATCTCATACCTAGCGCCATTAAGTAAGCTAATAGATTCTTGGCCATTAGCCAGACGTATCTGCCTTACCTGATCTTTTAAGAATTGATTATCTTCTATTGTGTAAGCAACGTTTCTAAATGTATCTAATGCCATGTTTCGATTAGAGGACATACCTAATACATTCTTAGAGCCCCACAAAAATAAATGTGCCAATATAAGCATTCTAGCCAGGTGAGTCTTTCCCGATTGTCGACTTACAAGAATGAGTCCTGTTTTCTTGATCCACATATCGTTTTCATCTACAGACAACAGATCATCTAACACCCAGCGCTGCCAGGGTATAAGCGGCATCCCAATTTTTTCAGCTAGATCCGCTACCTCTTGTGCTTTGCTTTTAACTTTTAATAAAGGCGTGTGGATTCTAGGCTCGGTGCTACCAATTAGCCCGACCCCTCGTTTGATCTGGCTTGATTCGGTATCAGTTTGCATCAAAGTCCAGCGTATCTGGTTTATTAAAAGGTGAGTCTGGCACTGTGCTGGTGGTTTCAGGGAGAGAAGGTTTCAGAAAGACAGGGGGGGTCGCCTTCTGGCTAAAAAAACGCCCACCTTTACGGCTATTACATGATTTGCAGAGGCTCTGTAAGTTGTCCAAAGCCCACATTTCTCCACCTTTTACACGAGGAAATATATGATCAACCGATGTAGCTGGTGCATTGCAAAGGGCGCACTGCCATCCATCCCTGTCAAGGATCTGTATGCGTAGCTTCTTCCACTTACCACTACCTAACGCACGTTCGCTCAATGCCATCCCTTACGTTTGAAGTGATCTAATGCTTTACACATTGAACCATATCTATTGTGATTGTACTTAATACCCCACTCTACCTGTTTATATCCATCTACTTTACTAAGATACTTAGATCTACCTTGTGGTATGCCATAATGTGAACCATTCTTAGCTTTAGGATTCCATCTACTTTCTTTATGATATAACTCATCTAAGCAGTAGAACTCTGTGAATGAATGATTTAACTGGATAAATGCATATTGTTTGTAATGCATGGGTTTGTCAGCTGCAACGGAATAATCTTTTGAAAAGCAAAGGCTAAATGCAATTAGCAAAGAGGTCGCCCAAACTCTGCGCCTTCCGAGTCTAGCCGCTGGCGACTCAGCTTTTCGATTTAAGATCGAACGCTTTTTTAGGGTACCATACATAACAAAATCCTTTCAAGTTAGATAACAATATCATCTCACTATGTGGACAGTGATTTAGATCACAATGTATTTACATTGATAACGTAGATCATCGCCTTCTTGCCATGTTTGATCGTAGCCAATCTCGTTCATGCTAACTCTTCAAACAAAGCTAATTGATCTTTGTGGTTATTAAACAATTTATTGTAGAAATCTTTATTATTGTAAGTTTTGAGCCTGTGGCAATTAGCGCACAAAGTTTGTAGATTTTCTTTATCATTGTTTTGATTATTTCCATCAATATGATCTACATCTAACTGACCTAGCCAAACAGGTATAAACCCACATATTTCACAATAACTTTTTTTATGTATAGCATATTTCTTAGTACGACATTGATGGCACATTCTTCGATAACGTTTGATACCTCTGTGATCCCTACCTTTAGAACTCAAACGATTACCGCAGCCACATAAATTCATGGTTTGCTACCCCAGCCTTTACCCTTGAATACTAACCCAGGTGCTGAATACAGCCTGGTCATTAATGTATAACATTTAGGACAATCCATAGTAGGCAGATCCTCAGTAAATGATCTAAAAGTAGAGCCAAAGGTGCCGCACTCATTACAGCTAAACTCATACGTTGGCATTACTTTGCTGCAATCAACTGGCAAGTGTGGCAGACCACGGATTTGAACTTCCAACCACCACACTTATCACATCTGCATATGTCCGAGTCTGGTATATGCAAAGCTTCAACTATATTCTTAACTCCCACGCAACCACAGCTAGTGCATTGGTAGAGTCTAAATCCTTCTGGCAGATCCTCAGAGTCAAGCCATAAGAACTCAGTATTACGCTTACATCCATTGCACTTAAACTGCGTGTAATTAGTCACGATTTATCAACTCATGACATCTAAAACATGTGCCATCTCTAAAGACTCGATCATCTTCACAGACTTCACACTTGATTACTGTTGGCTCCAGGTGTACTCCATTATCATCCATTACGACTTGCACACCTTTACCATTAATAAATGCTATGTAGCCCATAGTCACTCCTTATCCTTTGGAAAATACCAAGCACCTGTACTGGTTTGTTTAGCCCAGATAGCATGCTCTTTAATGTTATCTAAACAGATATAACCATAGAAAGGTTTTTTAGTTGTCTTGCTTAAACCCTTCTTTAATGCCATTCCCTTAGCGCAGCCACATTCAGGCGGTGGATTAGGTGCTTCTGGCACAGCTGTAGTCCAATCACTATCGCCCCATTGCACTGGATCTTCTAGTTTGTTTTCTACAGTAAAGGATTCTGATTTAGCGTTTACTAAAGCCATTTCTTCTCGGCTTGGTCGCTTACCTTTAGCTGAGAAACCTGCGTTTGCAAGCGCCCTACCAATCGCACTTGTTTCCGCATTAGGTAAAGCGAAGTTTGCGTTAACACCCCGATCACTAATAGTCTCCATCGCAATCCCCGTAGCACACGCTTTGAGATCGGCTTCTGTCTTGAAGACTCTAGCGATAACAATGAATCTGTTTGCACTAGCTTCAAGTAATTCTGTTTCGATTCTTCCATCACTGTACATCCCCCAAAACGTATGTAGTCGGCTATCAACTGTTTCATAATTGCTTAAATCAAACGCCATAATTAATGCTCCCATTCAAAGTCTTTATCCTGCATGTATTCATGACAGGTTTTTGATATGGCAATATACGCAAGTGCGTCTTTGTAGTGATCGTCAAGCTCTGGACTTTCCACGCTTCGACTAATTTTGAGCAGTGCCATACAGCCTGCCACTTGATTTGATGTGATCGGGAAATTGAGATACGCAGACCATAATTTGGCAATTCGATCCATCTGGATTGCTGGGTGGCCGTAATGCATCCCTCTGTCGTGTATAAGTGTGACCGCATCTGCAAACAGTTTCTCAGTGTTTGTCATAATCAAACACAGCTCTAGATCTTAGTTTCTCAATCTTCTGATTATGCTCAATAGATGCTTTCCAGCCAGCTGATCTACCGACCCAGTAGCCACGATCAAACGCTCTACTTTGTATCTTCCAATAAGCCAGTACCAACACTGCTAAACCTAGCATGATCATAAAAAATATCAGACCATCCTGTCTAGCTTCTAGCCATATGTTATTCATTTGTAGCCCTACTTTCTATGCTCACGCTTTGTGGCATGTCAATAGTGTGACACTTGTGTATGACTTTGTGGATGATTTAAGGCTTAATTTTGATAACGATTTGATAACGTTATTTGTAGAGTTTGCCCTCGAATATAAAACTGCCATCTGCATTGATAGGTATAGTTATTACCTGAACCTTACGCTCATGCACGTATGCTACTGCGATCCCTTGCTGCCAATTTGCATAGCCCTTCGTGTAGGCCATGCCTGAACTGCTTAAATCTACTAAATTACCAACCTCAACACCCCATACAGTACGCCCTAATTGCCCTCTAGAAGCCTCTGTAAAAGCGGATACCCCTAGTCTATGGGTGTGTCCACAGACAACGCTCTTACCTAGCCTTCTAGCCCCGTTTAAGGCTGTTTGCCCAGGCACTTGGCTAAGAGGGAAAGCATCTCCATGAACGGCTGTCCAGCCTGGCGCCCAGTCAAGCCCAAAAGGACTGAATTTGATTCCGAGCTTGTCATATCCCATAAAACGCTCATACTGCATTTCTGGTAAGTTGAGGAATGATGGTAGTCGTTTTTTGATTGATCGGTAAAGTCTGATTCCATGATTACTTCCTAATACATCTGTTACGCCTAAGTATGTTAGGACTTCTTGTGTTTGTTTTCTATCGTCATTTATGTTGCCAACCATCTCATCAATGGTGCCAGCATTAAAACCACCTAGCTGTGGTAAATCAATCTCATCACCAATGCATATAGTCCTATGTGGATTCCACTTGGCTAAAAAGCGGCCAACAGATTTAACAGATTTCTCATTAAAAAAAGGTACTTGCAGGTCAGACACAAACGCTATGCGCTTAATCGTCATCCTCATCTGGAGTAGGAATAGAAGGGATAATGCCGTCTTCTCCCACTACCCAATCGGGCATGGAAGATGGACTATCCATTAAATAGAGAGCAACTGACTCATCAAATCCAGCCTTGCGTGCAGCTCTAAACATTTCATGTTTGGCAATATAAAACACTTCTAACTTAGTTAATGGCTCTGGTGATTTACGCACCCTGCGCCGATTAATCTTTTTGCGTTTACGTGTAGTTGCCATATTGCTATTGTCGCTTATTCATGATAAGGAAT